CATGTAAAAACGTTTGTTCCATCATTTCTTTAGACTTACAATTTTTCAAGGATAATTTGATTTTATGATCGGCAGAACTTGATTCCCCCATCCCAGAGATAGAATTATCAATCTCAACACTAACTGGAAATCCATACAAATAAAATTTTTTTGGTATTTTCATTCTTTTCTCGTTACCGCATCAAGCGGACCAAATGTATCGCTCAACCAAGTAATATGATTGGGTAAATTACTATCAATTCCATCCTCTCGAACCATCTTGAAAAATGAATTTCGGTCCATCATTGGAATCTTGGAAGAATCAAGACAATCATTACAATGGAGTTGAGCAATAGTGGTCAATGCCGTATCTTTCAATTGCATCAATGCCACGTTTCTATCTAAAATACTCTTCCCATTTACAATGCGGTCACAAACTTTGTATTTGTTTTTGAACCCATCGGCATGTTTGATAACTTCGTCAACCGTATGTAATTTCTCCTCGTTAAGCCAAGGGAAGTGTTTTACGATGGTCTTAGGTCCAGCACCTTCAATCCCGGGAACATCGTCGGAATCATCACCATCCATTGCTCTATACAGCACGAAGTTGTTAGGATGTATGCTATAATCAGCCAATACCTCGGTGGGACCATAAATACGTTTTTTTGTAGGAGAATATATTGAAACTCTACCGTCACAAAGTTGTAGGAAATCCTTGTCGGATGACATTATGTGAACCTTCAGAGAATTCTTGAAATAATCAGTCGCAAGATAAGCAAGCACATCGTCTGCTTCCACATGGTCAACGGAAAGCATATTAACGGGAAGTATTTGGAGATATTGCGTAAGTCGCTGATATTGATGGCGACATTGTTCTTCTTCAGTCGGAGCATCTGACAATTCCTCATATGCTCGATTCAACCGAATCTTTCCCTTTCGATTTTGTTTATATTCAGGAAAGATTTGCCGACGTTTGAATGAACCGCCTACACCGTCAAACGTAATTACGCAACGTGTCGGAGCAAGGAGTTTTATTGCATATCCAACCGATTTCAAAAACCCAACCACTCCGCCCGTGTGATTTCCGTTTTCGTCCATTGCTGGATTTGCCATCCAACAACGCATAAATGTGTTGGTTCCATCAACCAACAGAACATTTGAATTGGTATCCCGCTTCCAATCCTTACGGTCCTTCATACCATGAAGGATACCATAAAGCCTTGATTTTTCTGCGGCAGTAAGGTCCATATTATGATTCTACCATATCTTCCCATTGTATTCGGCAGAGTGGGTCAATTGGATTTTCAACAATCCAAAACTCTATCAATTCAAAATCAGGATAGACTTCCATATGTTATTCCGAGTCATCTTTGACCGCATTCTTCGTAATATCATCGTTCTCACCTTCTTGGAAAGAAGTGTCTTCGATAATTTTACTATTGGGGTCACGATACTGCATGATATATTTATTGCAGATAGCTTGATAGATTTCTTCCTTCAAAGCTGCATCAGTCTGCATAAGTTCAACGAACTTGTTTGTGTTGAATTCAATTTTCTCACCACTCGGACGCTTATATTCATATCCACGACCATCACCAGTAATGATTCCACGCTCCTTCATAAACTTCAACCAACTGGCTAAGTTTTGAATGCCCGAATCATAATGAACTTCAAATTCAGAGAAACGGAAATTAGGGCCGCAACGACTCTTGATGACTTGGCATTGACATTTCATACCAATGATTTCTTCGCCCTTCTTGATTTTACCAAGATTGGCCATGCGAAGACGAACTGAACACGCAAACGGAAGAGCTTTTCCACCCGGAGTAATCCACTTGTCACCAAATGGTCCTGCGTTCATGTTGTAACGAACTTGATTCGTAAACACCAACAGAATTCGTTGACGAGCAAGTAGATTGGTAATCTTTCTCATTGCCTTACCCAGAACGATGGATTTCCCGGTGTTATATCCGTCAACTCCATGCTCGGCTTCCATTTCTTTTTCAATGGATGCTTGGGCGACAGAATCAACCAAAATAGTAAGCAAGCGGTCTTTGCTATTTTTTCGGAATGCACCAATACACAATTCCAAATTATTAAACAGTTCTTCAAGAGTGGTAAACGGAATGGTTGGAACGCTGGAAACATTGACTCCAAGTGCCTTCCAGTAGTTTTTATCAATTGCCGATTCAGAATCGAAAAATACAGCCAAACCGCCACGTTTTTGGGTTTCCGCAATCAGGTGCCCACAAATAAGGGATTTTCCTGTGCCTTCCAATCCGCTAATCTCAGCGATTTTTCCAACTGGCAACCCGCCGTTGGCTCGATTGGAAATGGCCAAATCCAATAGCGTAGAACCAGTGGATACCCACTCGGTAATGTCCCACGGATTGTCTTCCTCATCCAAGAAAAAGGCTACCTTTGTGCCATCCTTGTTTGCTTTGTTCATTTCTTTCTGAAGTAGTAATGCCAAATCATCACGGTCAACGGAAGCATCACTTTCAATGTGTTTGGAGGGGGATTTCTTTTTTTCGGCCATAAATTCCTTTTTGATTGTTTAATAAAACTTGATGAGGTTAGCAGAGAATGCCAACCCCATCAAGTTATTTTAATTACTTTCTCGTAAGAGGTTAACTCTTTTCGAAAAAGCTTGCGAATTCCGCAGCGAGGTTAGGATTCGAGGGAGTTGCTGTTGCAGAAGTTGCAGCAGGTGCGGCGGCGGTTGCGGTGGCTTTTGCGTGAGCTTCGGCCAACGTAGTGGCTTCGGGCTGAGAGCCTTCGTCTGCGACTTCGGCGTCATCGGGATTCAACCACTTTTCAACTGCGGTTTTGAGTTCGTCATATGACTTCAATGGGAAGATAGTCAAGATGTCCGTTTGGTCTTTGAGTTTTTCCATCAGGTCACGACGAGTTGGGTCAACGACAGGGCTGGTGTTCGGGTCAGCAAGAATGTTGGTTTCCGGGAATGACTTTCCGTCCTTACCCTTCTTCTTGCTTTCCTTGTGGAATTCCACATCAATATCACGACCATCAGTCCATGATGTAATGTCGCCATACTTGGCGTTGGTCATCAGCTTCAAAAGCTGTTTATAGACTTGCACGCCGAAGCCCCAGAAGCGAACACCTTGGTCCTCTTCACCACGAACGATGATGGGGGCATAAGTGCGAGTTACAGGAGCGAGTTTGGCTGCGATTTCCTTCTCTTCATTACTTCCGCTGGAGCGGAGAGCTTCGATTGTTTCCAGAATGGGGTCTGGCTTTCCGAAGGTGCATGGAGCGAGATAGTTGTTACCACCAAGCTTGTAGTAGAACTTGAGTTCAATGAACGGGTTTTCCGGGTTGAACTTGTAGGGGACGATGCGGACGGTTTGAGTTCCTTCTTTGGGTTTCCAGAGAAGTTTTGCGAATTCGGAGGCTTTTGCTCCATCTTCGAACTGTTTGAGACGCTCTGCGAGCTTTGAGACATTTACTGCCATATGCTTTTTCCTTTTTAATTGGTTAATCAGATAATCGTTAATCATCAATCAATAAACTGAATCTTAACGCTTATAACTATCACACTATAACAGGAAAAAACAATTCTAACAACTTTTTTTAAACTTTTTCAGACTTATAATATCTCACTCCACAATTGATGTGATTTTCAGAGGAATTATGCGTATAGAAACGTCACCAGTTATTATAAGACTGTTCTCATACAGCTTCCAATTGATGATGTATGACTTATCCGCCCGACCATTTTCCTCCTCGATGAGGCGATTCATGGCATTCAAAGTGTAAAGTGTATTGGTCTGTTTCTTACGATGAATGAGAATTGTGTTGGGAAATTTCGGGGCATCCTTTTTCATATTCAACACGTTGTATGTCAAATACATCTCCTTGGGATTCTGAGTGTTAAGGAAGGCGAAAATTCGATTGCTATACACTTCATAAAACTTTCGAATTTCTTCGGCGGTGACACGAAAATCTTTTGCGGTGGCGAAAGTGCAAAGTAACTGTCTTGTATCTTTTTCGAACATAATGTTACTGGTTAAGGCTTTATGTGAGGAGTCAAAAATTTTACTGCTTCTCGGTATCCTAATTTGTCAGCGTGTTTGTATAGTTCCCGAAGTTGATGTCGTTGAAGGTCTTCGTTTACATTCAATGGTCCGCCAATGTTGGAAAGCGTCGTGTCATCTGTGCTGAGAATCTGACGAACGACTTCCTTCTCTGCGGCAATTCGTTGGGGAGTTTGTGGAGCGGGGGGAACGGCTGGTTGAGCGGGTTGTGGTG